AATGGACACTTCCAACATTCTGCATGAGGCGCTTTAGGTTCTATACGTGAGTCCACGTTGTCCTCGTAACAATCTTCTGAATTGTTGTCCAGCCAACATCATAATATGCTGCTATTTCTTGATATGTATATTGACCCATTGCATATTGTCTTCTAATTTCAACTACATCTTCTTCTGTAAGCTTCGACATACCATGACGAGAGCCTGCATGTGCAGTATACGAACCACGGCCTTTTGAATCCATATCTCGTACATTGTCTAAGCGAGTTCCTGCAAATAAATGCTGCGGTCGAACACATGATGGATTATCACAATGATGGCATACATCATATCCATCAGGGATCGGACCATAAACTTGTTCATAAATCCACCGATGAGCGTAAACTACTTTTTCATCCACAAAAAATTGACCGTAACCACGATCGTTCTTAGCAGCTTTCCATTCAAGACAGTTATCGTCTTTCACGAGTTTGTTTAGAAAACTCGCAAGTGGATGCTTACGTTCAGTCATAAACTCTACCGACCCAAGCCCATTCTCCGAACTTGGCATAATCCTTCCATACAAAACTGAACCACAGGCACCACGGACAGTTTTCTGCTAGATAGAGATGTATCAACCGAGTATTTCTCCGTGTGGACCGATGATTGGTGGCTTAACTGGACGCAAGATTGCCTGTGTTTGTTGCTTCTTTAGGTCTTCTTCAAAGCCCATGCGTAGCTCATGCATAATCTCGTACTTGATCTTACGGTGTTTATCGTCAATCTCGTCTCTGTTGAGCCAACCACCTTCAACGAACAACTCTTCCATTGCCATCATGCGGCAGTTTTGATCGAAAATTTCCACAGAGATTCCAGGCACCATGCCACTCATAGGCTGTGGAATGCCATGAAAGACCTGACCTAATCTAGCCCACGCACGACTCTCGTTGATAATCTTGACTTGATTCTCCGTAGTGACCATGCCATCACAGTTGCCATCGCATTCCTGAATGTGCTCAGTATACTGAGAACACATATGAATATACGGAGGATCGTCTTCATTCCATACCATATCAGGCGGAATACCGGGCGGTTCTCCTGTACCATTATTAGGCTGCATATTCCTCCTTCCTCTTTGTTTACGCATATGATCCTGATGCTTAGTCATCAGAACTGTTTCTCCTTGAGTAGAAGACCTCGACCTTTTCTTTCTACATCAATGAGTCCTCTATCATAAAGAGTATCTCTAAGTTCTCGCATTTGCTTTGAGATTAGATGGAACCGTCGCATCAGTTCAGACTGCGTTACACCATTAGGAGAAGATTTGATATAGAGAAGAGCAGCATCATATTGTTGTTCTTGTGCAGATTTACCGGATGACATAATTAATTCGATCATCCATCTGCCCCATTTCTGAATATAGAATGCTGCTTGTTTTAGATCAGAAATCTCAACTTCAATTCTGTTGCTGTCGTCTATCGGCTTACGTGCGGCTGCAACAAGCATTCCCATTTTAATCATGTTAAAAGTCATACGTGTGAAAACAGGGACTGCTAGTTCAGCCCATTGAGATTTCTCTGCTGCTTCCACTAACAATCTTTCTACATCATTACTGAACTGCCAAGCTTCTTCTTTCATCCATGCGCGAACTTGTCGATCGATATAATCAACCTGCGTTCCAATCTTGATCGGTACTTTGACAGAATATTGCTCTTTAAGATCGGCAAACCGATTAACCAGCGCGTCCTTCTTATTTGAAGAAACTGTCGTTGGGGGTCCGAAGGGACGCACTTTTGACGAATCGTTCTCACTTGATACAACGAGGAACCGAGGGATAAATCCAGATGATATGTAGTTGTCATCGAGAAGTCCATATACCTTATCGCGTATGCCGCCACCGAAAAATATGAAGTACGGCTCGATGACGGTAATCGTTTCTTTTCTAAGCCGACGTGATAATACTCTTGGCACGTCATATAGCTTAGTGAGAGTTTCTGGGAACCCGGCGAGATAGTCTCTACGATTGATACTATCGAAGAGCGCACTGACTTCATCTCTGTAAAAAATGCTGACCTGGCTAGGTCTTTCGGAAAGTCCACTAAGTATCCCTTCTGCTGAACCATCACTAGCGAGTATCAGTCCTGGCTCAAGGTCAGTAATAATGTTCATTGCCATATCCATTGCGGTTGTCTTACGACTGATCGTTGTTGGGCCTAAGAGAAGTCCCCATAGATTTGGTCTAAAATTATCTGTGAAGGTAATCTGAAGTGACAGTCCATTTGAGATGATAGCTGACAGTGCGACGAAACACGAAAGCTCATGGTATTGCTCAGGTGCATCCGTCGCCTCATTGGCCCAAGATTTGTATTCGCTAATAAACGAGTTCTCTTCAACATCATCGCCTACGAGGATTGGCATATTAAATGGAGCAGTCTCACCACGCCACTTTTTTGCATTCTGCTTAGTAGCAGCTTTTCTAACATCCTTCCAAAGGTGACTAAGTGGTCGAGAATCCCGTTCATATTTGTTGCACTTCGCATTCATAGCTACAACAAGTGTTTCTTCTTCCGAGAAGTTGAGTTCCAGACAGATGTTGATTAACCGCCACAATCTTCCTGACCAGTCATCGGATGCGGTAGGCTCATCTTCAAAGAGAAAGTAAAAAGTCTTGCCGTCCTCATTCATCGGATTATCTAAGTCTCTGCGATGTGCTGCTATCACTACCTCTAACGGTGGTAAATCTGGTAGTTCTTCTTGGACAGGAATCTCACCAGTTGAGTTCTCGACTGTGGGCAGTTGATCGAAAAAAGCCGCGCTGTTACTTGTGCCAACAATACGAAGAAGTCTAACCGGAGCAGGATTGGCATATTTGTAGTTGTGAGTGTAAGGAACGCGAAGAAGCTGCTCTAAGTCCCAACCGCTTTTATCTGCGCCAATTGCGTAAGCCAGTCTCCGTGAGTAATCCTGAGCTAATTCAGGAGGAAGAACATTTGAGAACGACCAAAATGCCTGGTATTTACCAGGCGATGACTCAATTACCACAGATGGCGGTAACTCTAAAATGTCGGGATCAACCTCATCTAGATCGGCCCAGACTCTATTACCAGGAACGGCATAATCTCGCTTCCGTTCTGGCCGATTAAATAGGGATACACCAAACCACACGTTTAATTGCCTATTTGAAACGTCGTTGAGGTAAATTCCTATTACCTCACGATCACCAGGCCACTTGAACCACGTTTGTTTAAATTGTGTCTTTTGTGCATTGCCTGTAGCAATGCATAGATTACCAATCTCTTCACCGAAGATGAAGTCAAAGAACTTGAGTCTAAGTCCTAGCTGGTTAGCGGATATGGAAGTCACAAAAAGTGTTGCCCTCTTGTACAGTGTACAAGCATGTGTCTACTGCACAGTATGGTGGCTGACCTTTCTGCCTTTCTTTCTTGACAAGATCAAATCTAACCCTAATGTGACTTTCACGCGTATTTCGTGTACGAACTTTTTTGTTGATTTCTTCACGCAACCACTTGCGACCTTCTGGGGTAAGGTACTTCTTTTCCGTTTTCATAATGCCGGAGATGGGATTCGAACCCATACTGGAACGGTTTTAAGCCGTTTGCCTCTGCCGATTGGGCTACCCCGGCATGGTAGAGAGAAGGTGGAAAGCCCTCTAGTGTTTCCCATTTTTCAAACCGGATTATTTTTGTTCTCCAATTCTATCTCTCTACCATTAACAGGGGAGCTAAAGGGTTATCACGTCCAGAGTGCGAACTAGGGTCGCTAACCCTTCACCTCACTTTCTTTTTTATCAGTGTGGTTTACTCCCCTGTTCTTTCAGAACTACAGTACGCCGCTACCTTCGTTTACTGCGACGTTAAGAGGCTTGAGCGTAGTGATTTCGTTCTGTGCATCGTAACCACGCTCTTCGTCAGCAGGGCGAACCTTGACATTCGCCTTAAGACGCTTGCCAACCCAATCAGCAGGCTCAGCACTAAACGAACCGCTCGTAACCTCTTCCTGCGGATAGCCCATCGCAATGAGAAAGTTAGCGAAGATGCCCAAAGAAATCTTGCGCTTCTCAGGTGCGTAATTCGCAGGCGGAATGTAGTAACGCTTGAAAAGGACGCGGTTATCAAACTTACCGCCGTCAACTCTAAACTGGATATTCCAGCCGGGGGTGCCGATAGGGAGTTTACCAGTGTCATTCTCTACTTCAACTGCTGTCACTTCATGCACATGAACTTCATATGCACCAGCAGGAATAGGAGTGAAGTCACCAGCACTAAGATCCGCACCAGAAAGATCAAGCGTACCGAGTTCTTCCATACCCATTATTCATTCTCCTGTTGAGTTTGTGCGAGTAATTCAGGTGCAACTGTTCTGTCAATAGTAGCACCGGCCTTGAAAACGATATCCCAAATTTCAGGGAGTGTCGGATTTTCAATGGCATCTGGTAGTACCTTAGTTCTATCCTTAGCCATCACCCTTTCTGTCTTGATTACTTGTAGGAACCGTTGGTTGTTCTTCACATGAAGATAACCAACAATGTCGAAGAAGCCAGGTACTTGTTTACGTAACATTCCTGGCAGTAATGGCTCAATTGTCTTGCGTCCTGTCGATTGATCTTGTTCTTCTGTCATCAGTGTCGTCACGATTACATGGCAAGGCAAGTCTTTGAGATAGCGTAGAATCTCTTTAACTCTCGCTCCCGACTTACCCCACTCACGCGGAGATGGAACATACAAATCTGTTGTCTCTGGCTTCTTTTTCCACTGTTCTAGCATAACCTCTTGCATATCAATGTCACGCAGTTCTGTCAGTGAGTCTAAGATTACGGTCTTGTAATACTTTGGATACTTGTGCAATGTATCAGCAATCTCTTGAATCTCTGCCATTGCTCTTGCTGCTCTAACATCAACGTTAGGCTTATCGTTGAGAACTGTTGCACCGCCTTCAACGTCAATCATAAAGGCAGGCGATGTTAACTCACTATCCATTGCAGTGCCGCAAAGCGTAGTCTTGCCCGCACCGCTTTCCCCGAAGACAAGCACCTTAAGGTACTCAATCTTCTCAGGCGACTTAACGCCTAATTCTTGTCGTAGTGCTTGTCCTGGGTCACTTGCCATGAATCTCCTTAGTTCAAGGAATATGCACTTGGCTCTACACTGCAAGCACAATCATCTGTAAGTTTATAGAACCATATCGATGGTTTGCGCCTATCAGTATACTTGGCTGCAATCCAACCATCTGATGTTTTCCATGTAAACACTTTAGCTCCGCGTGCTCTCGCTCTTACGATCATGCCATTGAGTACGCATCTGTTACAGTACCTTGTGCTCATCTGGAAACTTCCATGTTCGTCTGTTACTTTGTCCGAAACTCTCTTCGATTCTTTTCGTCAGTCTCATTACCATTTCATTTAATTCTCTGAGTGCGTGCGTCGTGCAGTAAGGAATGTGATCGACTTTGTAATAAGTCGGGCTGCCGCACCCTCTACTAGCACATCGAAGCTCACGGTCAAACCTGCGAAGTGGACCGTACTGCTCAGGAATCGGATATTTCCGTTTTTGTCTCTCAGTGTGTGCATTCTCATCCAGTAGTTGTTTGAGTAGATGTGTTGGTATCGGTTTACCGACGCTCATTTTTCAATCAAAACGTCGTAGTCGTCAAGAATTTCTTTCGCTTCTTGTGCTGTTATAGTTAACATGATTGTAGGATCTTCTGCGCTTAGTTCAACAAAAAGCTGTAATTTTTTCCAAATGTCATTTTCATCTGTCGATGTCATGCCACTCGCTAACCAACCGTACTCTCAGTTTAATTGTTCTATATCCTTTTGATCTTGCCCATTTCATGAGTTTATCTGCCGCCTCACGAGTTTGTTTAATTGATCGTCCACGCCTAGAAACGAATAGATGCGGACCCGGATCACTATAAGTTACCAAATATTCAAACTTTTCATCTGTCAAAGTTGGGTTCATATCCCATCTCTAGTGTAGATAGATAGTCGCTTCCATCCTCAGCCTGAAGACAGGGGGTGCGAAAGGCACAGTTGAGACAACCGTATTCTTTGCGCGGAGTGGGATAGAGAACGGGGTCACTAAGCATGTCAATTGACTCATAGTACAGTCTGATTCGTGCGTTTTGTCGTTGTGCTTGATTGCGCCACTTCTCCTTACGATTGATAAACCGAGTGTCTTCAGTTTCAACTAGCCATTCATAGTAGCTTTGCATCTTTTCATCGTGATTGAACACAGACTCCCATACGGGATTACTCTTAATTACCGTGGCAAACATCTCCGCGGTGGTGTATTCAGTCTGCCTGTTAAGGGACGGCATGCCGCTTCTGAGAATGGTCGGCGGCTTCGGGTAGCCTTTGAGCAATGCTTCGTATTGGATGAATTCCAATACTTTGTACGGTAGGTCATATACTTTAGCCTCTACCTCTCCGAGGGTTAGATATGTAGTACACTGTTCGTCAAGATCGAGATGGCGGAAGTAGTCTTCGTCAACTCTACTAGCCGTCTTGTAGTCCTTAATACCATACCGACCATGCTCATGCTCACGCAAGATAAGATCCATCCTGCCTCTTGCATGGCATTGTTTGTACAGAACGTCTAATAGACCATGTTCGTCTTCGATTTGATCCTCGTACATAAGAGGACCAAACACGTTTTCCTTAGCATTGGGTTCCCAATCGCTAGGCATATCGCGCTTGTCAATCATGTAAAGCGCATTACCATCGCTATTGAGAATGGGCACACTAAAGTCATGCTCAGTTGCTATCACTGTGAAGTCGTCGTTGGCCTCTGCGTACTCTTTGTAGTAACGCATCATGCCCTTACCTAGATCAAGCAACTCCATGAACCTATCGTAATCAGGTGCAGGCAGTAGCTCGTCCAGTCCTCTGATCCTGTATGCGTTGTAATTGCTGAGTACAGGCTCAGGCTGTCTATCTGTATAGTGCTGCAATTCATCACCTGCAACTAGACCACCACTCCATTCCAGATTGAACCACGTTTCAAACGTGACTTCTGGATCTTCTCGCAATGGCTGATAATAACGCTCTAGTGCATAATGAATGCCAGCACCGAACCAAAGGTTCTCTCTCACTCCATGCACTTCTGCCTTTGGTACGAGGTTGCGCATCATTGGACTAGACCATGCCCATTGTCGTCTGCAATACTTGAATGCACCACGATCACTTGCATGGACAGGAATGATATCCCATTTACTAGGGATATCGTAAGTAGGTACAGGTTCAAATCTAACTGTCATTTTCGTTTCAGTTCCTCTAGTAGTTCATCTAGAACTTCACCATGTTTGTTCACCCATTTGCGATAAGCTGTGTCATGTGATTTATAGAACGACGATTCGAGCCTCTTCAAAACTGCTTGCAGTGATTTACGATACCTCGCTGCATCTTCGTCCTCTATAACTATCATCGTTCGTCTAGTCATAGTTACCTTTTCCAGAGTAATCTTGCAATTGCTATGACGATAGTTGCTTCGATACAGAGGATGAACAGCACAAAGCCAGCACGAATCATTAGACGTAGCCAACGATCCTCTGGCAATGTGCTGTTCTCCTTACTGAAATCGAATAGATCAAGCATTTGATTTACAGGGTCGTGGGCCGCCAGCGGGGGGGAGAGAGGTGTGCTAGCGGCCCACGCTTTTTATTCATGTTAGAAAAAACCACCTAGCTTCTCGCACTTGTCTCTCGCTTAGATACCATCGTTCATAGGGAACGTGATTCTTGTATGTATCTCTGAGCCACTGTCTAAGCCTTTTAGGACTTATGCCCAATTCTTCAGCTAGCTGATTAGGTGTCATTTTGCCTCTATTCATTAATAGAAAGCACTGCGTTGTCGTCTATCTTAAGAGCACAACCTCTTACGTTTGGATAGACACAGCTACCGCATTGTGGACAGTATGTGGGCCAACGTGGGTTGACCCAACATAGCAAATGTCCACAACACGGCATCTGTATCAACTTGAATACTACTCTCTCATTCGTCATGGAAGATTTGCTTGAACCAACCATGCTTGATATCGTTCACCTGTTCAATGTACTGATCGGTTGTACGCTCAGCATTGATGTGGATAACGTGCGGTACACTTGTCTGTCCTGGCCTACGGATACGACCGATACCCTGGCTGTTATCCTTCGGACTCCAACTACGATCAAGGAAGACAAGATGATGCGCTGGTGTCAAGTTGATTGACTCTCCACCGAGTTGCAATGTTGACATGAATACCCGATACTTCATTGTCGGGAATTGCTCATGCCATTTCTGATAACGAACCATATCGTTATCGCCCACATCAAGGTGAATGTATGGATAGAGCCACTCTTCACCGAGTCCCATATCCATAGCTGCCTTGTTGTGATTATCGAGTCTCGTCTTCAACAGTTCCAGAGGATCTTTGAAGCAACTGAATACAACGAGAGGCTCTTTCTTCTCTTCGTCCCATTGCAATCCTTCAAGAATCTCCATCACTGTATCGAGCTTAGAGCTAGGCTCAGTAAGCTTGATCTTCTGCACTCTGCGACCAAGATCAGCGTCATAGTAATCCTTCACAATTTCAGGAGTACCAACACAGATTTGACGCAACCGCTGTAGCAGTGAGAGCACATTCGCACTCATCAAGCTAGCGCCATTCTTATCGAGAGTCTGAAGCTCAGACTTAATCTCGTTATACATCTTACGCTGCGTCGGATTCAACTCAACAGTGAGAGGACTAAACACAACCTTCTCAATGTCGGGATGAGTCTGATCGAGTGTACGACGAATACCGATATCACGAACGAGCTTGCGAAACTCATCCTTCTTCTCTGGCTTAATACCAGTCACCTTGCGGTAGCCAGTATAGCTATCAACCTCACAGTAGTTTTCATAGAAGTCCCAGAAACTACGGTAGTCGTGAGGATTGAGCCAGTTCAACAGACTCCAAATCTCATGCGGCCTGTTGATAAAGCCAGTGCCAGTAGAACCGTGTCGTCCAACATTAGCCTTGATCTTCTTAATGTTGACGGTCCACCTAGCATCTTTATCCTTCATGCGGTGAAACTCATCACACCACACAAAGTCCCACTGACGATCAATGATGTAATCAGCCTGCCGCCACTCCTTAAGGATAAACTTGCCATTCTCATCCTTAATAGGACGGCCCTCTTCATCCTCTTCAAACTTGCCCTTGTTAGAGAACGAGAACACATTGTAGTGCGTAATCGCCACTACAGGCATTGCGAACTCTTTAGGACAGAACTTGAGGTCACCGAGTTTAAGCTCACGACCATTCACAAAAATCGTGATCTTGTTTGTCTCGATATTGAGGAACGTGTAACCCTTGAGCAGTTCTGGAACTGCCTCAAAGAACGTACCCTTACCACTCTTGTTCGTAACGATAAGGATGGACGGAGGATGATCTAGGATCGCCTCTTGCAGCTTCGTGTTAATGTACCACAAGCCTGTGGAGGTTTTATAGCAACCCATCTCCGACCAGTTGGCAGTACCAGCACTAACCATCCTATCGCCTGTCATGCGATTCATTGCACCATGCTCAGGAATCTTGCCATCGGTATTAGCGACGGCCTGAGCATCATGCCGCATTAGCAGGCGAATGATATCGTGATGCTGCCAGTCCTCTTGGACGAATTTACTCGCCATTTCCTTTTGTCTCTGCTTCGTAGATATCATTGTTGATTAGATACACCTTTCCTTGCTTCTCGATCACTTTCACTTTTCCAACTAGATCGCAGTCATGTACAGCTTTGAGTGCTGTTTTAGCTGTCTTGATTTCGTCAGTCTCAATGGCTGGAACATCACTATTCCAGAACTCCATGATGACTCGACGAACTTTAGGACTGCTTAGTAGTTCTGCCATTTAACACTTTCTCCAATGCTTCGTCGTCTGTCATCTTGTTACGTTTTCTGTAACGATTGTAGCGTATACCTGCTCGGCGGCAAGCATCACGCTTCGTACAAAAAAGTGTTCGACCTTTTGTGCCATGTTTAATTTCGTCGTCACACATAGCACATCTAGGTCTGTTGTCGTCATGTACAATTCCCACAGCCATGAAGACTGTGACGGATCTTATTGCCATTACTCGCTCTATCGCATCGGCATTCCTCCTATACCATTCTAGTCTTCTACACTCCGTACACGTTGTACGAGAGGTCTGGTAAGGAGTAAACTCATTACCACAACTTTCGCACACACGTTTGCCCGTAACAAGAAACGTACAGTCCTCACAAAAACCAGTAGCGGGGTTGAGACTTCCAACCCCGCTACCGCAATTAGGACAGTAAGTTACTTGTTTGAGGGGTTGTTGTACTGTTTCCGTTCTTGAATGCATTTGCCCTGTCAATCAAACTTTGTGCCGTGGGGGCCGTGTGTCGTCTATTGTCGTCTTGTTTGAAGGAGTCGTCTATTCTTATTAGCATGGCTGCGTGTTCTTCTGGCGAACCACAAGTGCAACCAGTTAGTTCGCCTTCATCATCCATTACTAATACCTCGCTCCACAATTAGGCCAATTGCTAAGAGGCAACTGGCTTGCTATCATTATTTGTTCTTCTCTAGTTGCCAAGTCAGCTCTGCTCGCGTATCTAAACCCACCGTTAGCTTGCCAAGTAGTTTGCGTAAATTGTAAACCGCCGTAGAAGCTATTGCCAGTGTTAGTATGCCAATTGCCAGTCGATTCACAGTACGCCACCCTGTCCCAACACGCCCAACATATAGAGGATGATGATGACAAGTATCGCGTAGACTGAGAGCCAGATTGCAAGAGCGACTGCGATTTCTTTAACTCCCGAGTCGTCCATTCTTGTTGCGCTCTTGCGAATCTTACTACGGAACGGTGGTGGGAACCTTTTGTATGTAGTACCCACCTGTCGTGTCTGAGTATTTTCTTCTGCCACCTTATCCGTTCCTGCAATGAAAACTGCTTTTTAGGCATAACCATGTTCTCGCTATAGGCTGTGCTTGTCGCCACTGTAGCTATTAAAAGCCCACAGGAGCTTAGTTTCGCAGCTTTGCGAAGAATGATCTTACCTCCTTACTCGATTACATCACCTCCACCATTAATACTACCAACGGTGGGAATATCGTGCATGACAACGAGGCTTAGATGCCTTTTGGGAAAGGAACTCCTATGCCTTTCTAATTTAGAATTAGTCATCATGCACGATTCTTTGATAAGCTCATTAGACCAGCTATCTCCCCTGCGCTAACTCCCCCTGAAAGGCGCTAGCTGGTCTAATCAACTTATCAAAATAATGAGCGGCAGTGCGATAGTGATGCCGACGACAAAGGCTCATCTATCGCACTTACCGCTCTTGTGATGGTGGCGCGCTCGTCCATCATGCGCCAGTCTAGCATAAATCGCTAGCTGTGTCAAGTCCCAATTTGGGTCAATAACCACACTAAAGCAATTAGAAGGTAAATGCCAACAATCACCGTAATGATGTTAGAGATGATACGCACGTTTAGTGGAGTATCCCCGTAGATTCGGAAACTTGCAACCAG